CTGCTGCTAACGCTGCAGCATTTGCTGCTGCCTGTGCTGCCTGTGCTGCTGCTAACGCTGCAACTTGTGCTGCAATTTCTGCTTCAGTTGGCCCAGTAGGTGTTACTGTAACTGGCCCTGGATCTGGAGTTGGTGTTGTAACAGGTGTTGGGCTAGGTTCTGGTGTTGGCGTTGGTGTTGGCGCAGGTGTAGGTGAAGGTTCTGGCGTTGGTGTTGGCGCAGGTGTAGGTGAAGGTTCTGGCGTTGGTGTTGGAGTTGGTGTAGGAGTTGGTGTAGGGGTTGGTGCTACATATGTAGACCCAGTAACAACGTTTGAATTTGCAGAGTAAAGGGCAAATGTGTCGTTATCTGATCTAATATGAAATGACCATACTGTTCCTGCAGGACGAAGGCCGTCTAACAGGGAGTGATCAATTGTTATTGTTGTGTTTAAAGAATTTGGTCCGCCAACATTTCCAGTTGCAATTCCCCAACCATTGCATCCAGAACAATTAAAACTTATTGCATATCTTTCTGGCTGTGTGTTACCAGTATCTGGGGCTTGCCAGGATAGTACGGTTGATGTATCGCTACTGGCTATAGTTAAATTTCTTGGAGGTCCTATTGTTTTTACTACTGGTGCTGCTTGTGAAGTAAATGCTGATGCTGGAATGATCTGCATTGATCCAGATTGATCCCAGTTTAAAAATACGTTTGCTCCACCACCATTTTCATAGTACATTAATTCTATTGTTTTAGGGACTCCTGCTGTAAAGGCTATTGGGGCAGTTGTAGTTCCTCCACCACCTTTGTCTACCCAGTCACTTGCTACAAGTATGCCATCAACATACAGTTTTGTTCCGTCATCTGCTGTTGCTAAAAATGATATGTCTTGAGTAGAATCGCTTCTAATTGACCCAGTAAATCGTACGATAACATCCTCTGAAGGGCCACCTAATACACTACCAGAACCCCACTCGAAGTCAATGTTAGGTACATTAGTCGTGACGACTGGAGAGGCTCCCTGGGGTATGTAGGGAGAGTCATTTTGTCCTAGTACATTATAGACTTGAGCAGTTAAGCCTTCAGCCGCATTAGCTTGGGAGGGACCAGCAAAAAGCCAACCCACTGAGAGTAGGAAGGCTGTAAATATTCTTAACTTTTTAGTCAACTAAAGATCCCCTAAGTAATGCAATATCTTTGCTTACTTAATAATTATACCATTGAACTATTTAGGATTGTCTGTTTTATAAAACCCGTTACCTTTAAACTGTACACCAATGTTACCATATTGTTTAATCATTGCGGCACCACACTTATCGCATAGCTCTACCATGCTAGCTTCATCAAATGATTTTGTTACATCCTTTGCATGTTCGCATAGCACACACTTGTATTCGTATACTGGCATTACCTATCCTTTAATTATAATGAGCAGTTTCGGGACATACTCAGGTCCATCCTGCGGGTAACGGCCCGCTATCTGCGACTTCCCAGTGACGGGGTGCAGACTTATATTATACCTTACTTGATTTTAATTGCTTTAGGCTTTTTTTCTTCTGGAACAATGCGATCCACATTAATATGTAGCATGCCGTCTTTTAGCTCTGCACCAGATACTTCCATGTATTCACCTAGAGCAAAAGATCTGACAAACTTTCTACCAGCAATACCCTTGTGAACAATTTCTGCATCTGTAACCTCTACAATTTCACCCTTAATAATAAGCGTTCCATCTTCTACTGAAACAGTGACATCTTCCTTGGCAAATCCTGCAATAGCAAGCGATAGCCTATATGTATCTTCATCTAATTTAAGAAGATCATATGGAGGATATGATTGAGAATTGATTTTGTGTGCACTATTTAGACGGGCCAGGTCCCTGTTAAAGCCAATAAAAAAAGGATCATTGAATAGATCCATTGCGAATTGTGTTACCATGTTATTCCCCTTTCAAGCGAATAAATTAATATACGGACCCTCTATTGAGCAGTCCGTATACTATTATAGCAAAATATTTATATCTTGTCTATTTCTTCTTAGCCCTTACCTTAGCAAGTGCTTCAAAGTCCTTTACCTTGGTATCCCCTAGGTATCCCCAGGCATATCCATCGGCAATCATTTGTTCATTGACTGATACTTTAGATCCATCTAGGAATAGCCATCCAAGGATACGCCCGTATTTTTCTGATGAGTCCATCTTCTCTGTCTTAATTACAACATCTTTAGCGTCTTTAATCTTAGACTTCACATACTCTTTAGCTTCAAGTCCTAAAACCTTTTCGGCTTTATTAGTTGTTCTACTTTCTGGAGTATCAATTCCAGCCAGTCTGACTCTTGAACTAAATGATATGTCAAAACCTAGATCAATCTCTACGTCTATTGTATCTCCGTCTACTACGTTAGTTACTTTCTTAACATGGTATTCGTACATTACTTCTTCTTTACTGCCGCCTTCTTTACAGGGGCCGCCTTCTTTGCAGGTGCAGCTTTTGGTGCTGGTGCATCCCAATCTGGGCGAGCAACTGACATTACAAGACTATACGCTCTCTTCTTAAGAAATACGCCGTCTCCGTTTGCTTGTGATCCCTTTGAGCTTCCTGAAGTGTTGCCTTCGTAGCAATGCAAATTTTTTCCGTCATTCTTAACGACAATACCAACGTGCTCTGTGTCTGTTGGTGTCTTGTCAAAGTTAAAGAATACAACGTCTCCTGCTTGTGCTTGTCCAATTGGAACAATTCTCTTGTTTTTTGCAAACCATTGTGCTCCTGCATCGCATGATGCAAAGCCTTTCTTTGTTGAAGCGGCAACTAGGTGAACTAGCCCTGCGTCATCAAAGCATCCTGAAACGAACATTGCACACCAAGGTTGATGATTCATTCCGTATCTTTTTCCAAAAATTGTATCGTTATTTGGTCCTTCTGCATATCCCTCATCAGCATATTTCTTTGCTGCTGCTACGACCTTTGCGGCTAGCGGGTGTATAGTTTGTGCCATTTTATTTCTCCTTATTGTAGTTGACTTGATTACAGTATAGCATTTTTTTTATTTGAGCGGATGATGAGAATCGAACTCACCCCTTCTGCTTGGAAGGCAGAGGCACTACCAATATGCAACATCCGCATTGTGCCCTCGGCAGGAATCGAACCTGCGACGCAGACCTTAGAAGAGTCTCGCTCTATCCCCTGAGCTACGAAGGCATAGACTAATCATTTGGAATATCTTGATCCAGATCCATTTCAATCAATCCCATTTCTTTTGCAAGCTTTTGACCCTCTGGGCTTAAGCTAATACTTGCTTCTAGATCTTCATTGTATTCGATGTGAGCAAGACCCTTTTCATACAAATCCATTAAGGACCTATCTACATAATCTATATGCGATTGCCAAAGTTCTGGTGCTAATTCTTTTGCTCTATCACTAATTGAATAAATTATTTCTCCGCTTTCATCAACACCTTCAAAACTTACGGCACCTATTTCTAAGTAGTATGCAAGCCTTTCATCATTTGCTTCGTCTTCTGTCATATTGTCTCCCTGTGCAACAAGTAGGACTTGAACCTACGATTACCGAATTATGAGTTCGGGGCTTTAACCAACTAAGCTATTGTTGCCTAGTTGTCTATTATAACGTGCCGTCTTCATTTTTGTCAATAGTTTCTTCTACTATTTGCTGAACATAATCTGAAAAATGTTTTCTTATATTTCCCATTGGTCTGTTGCCAGCGAGTTTCCATATTCTTTTATATTCGATTACATTAGAAAATGTAGTCGGGCAAAGAACTATTCCATTATATTCTTTTAATACAGTGGGTAGTGGTACGTGTTTTCCACAGCACTTACATTCTTTTGCTTTTTCTTGATACGTGCTCATATTATTTGCATCCTGTCCATTGCGTCTTTTAAATTTTCTGGCATTCTCGGAGCCCTAATCATATTATAAGAATTTGTTTCTCCGTCTGCCTCTGTTCCAAAATCATTGTCGTAACTCATTGACTCATAGGTGTGTATATTAACTTCCTGATTGGAATCAAATTTGCTCCTGCTTATTGAATTATAAATTGATCCGCACACTGCGTCCGCTAAGTCTTTAGAGCCTTTTCTTGGGTGGTCAACCTTGTCTCTCATAATTCTAAGCTGGCATAGCTCGTCTATAAGCAATGGTATGTGTGGTCCGACTACTCTTTCTTCGGCAACAACCATTGCCATATCATCGTAATGCTTTTTAGCGACAGACAGAATTTCTGTATTGATGCCATATTGTTTTAGTTGTTGCATCATATCATGTGAATTCCATCTGTCAAAGGTACATACACGAATTTTAAATCCTCTTGTTTTTAATGAAAGAATATAGTCTTTAACTTCTGTAAAGTCTACAGACTTATCTTTTGTTGGTGTCCAAAATCTTACTGCATCTATCTCAACAATTGGTGCAGGCTGTGAATAGGTATCTGTTACTTTTATGTTAACCCATTTATTAACGTGAGCCATTGCAACCGCACAGTGGTCATGTTTTTGAGCAAGGTCAACGTGTATAAAGTATTCTTTATCTGGATCTGGTATAAACCATTCTTCTAATCTACCAAAGTTATCTACTGCTAGGTGGGCTTTATTAAAAGCCTTCTCAACCTTTTCTCTTGACTTAAAGAATGCATCAACTGCATCAGGTGGCATACATGCAAAACGTGATAAAGCGTCCGTAGGGTTTGTAAAAAATGCAACCTTAAAGTCATCAATCTTTCTTACTGGATTAACTTCCCAAGTTGGTCTCTTTAAAGCATATACTCTAGGAATTTTATATGAAAGGATATGGTCTTCCTCCCATTGAATCTCAAACTCATTTCCTACTGTTCCATCTGGTAGATCTTCATCCATCTTGAACCGATGATCACGAACAACTGTTTCAACGTCAGCTACGACGGCATTGTATCTTTGCTGAATGTAATCGTTTTTGTATCTGGGGAATGAAAGCAAAATAACTTTGCCGAAGTCTGGAAAACGAGAGTCTACTGATGCACGATACATGTCATATATAGCCGCACCTGTTTTTGCTTGGTCGTGCCCTGTTGTATTTTCAATTGCAAAGCCAGATATCTCATCTAGGATAACAACAATAACGTTATATCCTTCCCAGGCTTCACGCTCTGAGTGACCTGAGTGTACTGTTATTGCTTTATCAAACTTAACCTCTGCTGCTTTGTCTGTATATCTTCCTGCAAACCAAGGAGACTTTTCAATTCTTGTTTTAAATCCTTTAAAGAATACGTTGCTTGCCTGCTGAGAGTTAATAGCAATATTAATGATATCAATGCTATCTCCTGGAGGCTTTCCGTAATATGTAGCTGGGTCTTTTAAGCACAATAGTAAATATACTATATAAGCAACTGCAATTGTTGAGCAGTAATCTTTTCCTGAACCTTTACCAAGCTGAGCAACTACTTCATTTGCAGTTTGCTTAAATCTTATTATTCCTTCTTCTTCTCCGAATAATTTGATAAGGGTTGAGTCTTTATAAATTTGCGAACTTTTTTCGATAAGCGTATATTGATAGTCGGAAAGTTCTGGAAGCCCAAGGTATTCTGGACTTCTAACAAACGTTTTAAGATCGACTGGTTTCTCATCGAACTCCTCTCCATCAAGCATGTCGATAAGGTCGGTAAACTCAAACGACATCGGCTTCCTCTACTGGGACTGACTCGATTACTCCAGTTATTTGGGATAATCTCTTTGCAACTTCCATCTTACACTTAGGGCATGTCGATGTAGTTTCTTTTAAAATTTTAACAAGAATGTCTTGCTTGCGTTCTGTTTCTGCAATTTGAGATGCAATTTCATTATTTTCAAGGACGCCAATTGATTGAAGCATTGCAATTCTTTTAGTCTCTATGTCTGCAATAAGCTTTAGTGAACCAGATTTGACTGCTAACTGTCCAGATTGATCTGCATCTTCTACAGTCTTCCACGCTTCTTTAATAAGCATGGCATAGTGTTGATCCGCCCCTGAGATGGCTTCTCGGGCACGATCTCTGATGTTGCTATCATTATGGACAACGTCTTTCCAGTCATCGATTAGCTCAAGGACTTCCTTGCGCTGAATTCCTGTAATTGTGGAAATCTGTGTGGGTGTGCTTCCTTTTAGAAGTTCTTCGACTACCTTATTCATTCTGTCAAAATGTTCTGACAATTCTATTTCGCTCATTAATACAGTATACTTTCAGTCGACTAAAATGTCAATCAGAATTAGCCCTGGCAATCTTATATAGGACTAAATATCCAATTAAATCATCAATATCGTTGTCTCCAGCATATCCTTGGTTATTCTTTACCCTATTTAATTTATCATCAATACGAACTTTTAATTGCTCTGTTGAATCCGCCGTTGAAAATATCCTTGCTGGCTCTAAGGCAGAGTTGCCATACGAGATATTTTTTTCAATTAACATGTGTGCAATTTCGTGGCATGCTCCCCAGATCTTATTGCCTGCAGGTGCACCTACTGATTTTAAATATAAATCACTACAATTAAAATTGTTGACATCCCCAAATACCGCCTTTAGCATTACCTTCTCCTAATCAATTTAAACTGTTCTAGGTATCTCTGTATGGTCATAGCAGAGACTTGACACTCT